TGCTCGAAGGCGTGCGCAGCCGAAAAATTTTTACGATTTGGATCCAATGGAGCCAAGACATGTTATATGGTACTTTTTTGCTTATGGCATTCCAGCGTTAGCGCCTAGCAAAAAAGCTTTTCACAATTTCAACCATCCAAGCCAAGATGTCTTCTGCTGGTACTCGATTAAGAAAAGCTCTCAAACGTAAACGCTCTGGAGGTGCACCTAAATCCTCTCGGCGATTATTTGCTACTCCTTACAAACGTCCACGAACTATGCAAACTACACGCATGGTCGTTCCAGTTGGTAGGGGTCCTGTTCCGCAACAAACTATTGTTACGTTGCGTTATAATACTGTGTGGAAATCAGATGGAACAACATATGATAAACGGTTTAATTTGAATTCTATTTATTCTCCGGAGTATGCTGGTGGTCATCAACCTTTAGGTCGTGATCAGTATGCGACTTTTTATAACCGTTATCGTGTTACTAAAGTGAAAGCACTGATTGTAGCTGGTTCTATAACCACTTATGCAGGCGGTGCTATTAAACTTGTTGTTGTTCCTGATAATGCAACAAATATATTATCGGATATGATTCAAGCTCAAGAACAGCGTGGTGCATCTGTTCATGTATCACCTGCTTCTAACACAGGACCTGTTATATGTAGACGTACGTTCTATCCTCATCAAATTACTGGTGTGACAGCAACAGAATATAAGGATGATCGTTTCCAGCCTCTTATTAACACCAAGCCTACTGAAGATATTATGTTACATGTCTGTCTTACCGATTTGTATAACAACGTGCTTACAGCTGATGCAGTTCATTTAACTGTCACGTTGGAATATACAGTGTGTCTTTTTGACCCGGTGCCTCTTGCGTCGTCTTAGTGTGCGTGCTTGCGAGCACGCTTAGACTGATATAGATAAATTATAATCGTTGTTGGTTACAATGTAAACACCAGCTTGCTAGTGTTGGAAATATGCATGCGCACATTTCAGGAGCTAAAGGATAAATAGGGAGCGAACAAGGAGAAAGAGGAGAGAATGTGTATGATACTGTTGATGCATCACTGCTCGTCGACATCGATTGACATCTGGGAAGCGGATCGTCTAGGTGGAGGGGAGGCATCTCGTCTCTGGTTCTTAATAATGCGGGAGACCTGCGCGGGAGCCAGTTTAACGAGTTCCTTGGAGAGGGGGTTGACAGACCAGAATCGCCATCTATCCCTAGACATAGAGGATAGGTTGGGGAGATGGTTACAGAACATCCATATGTGAGGGGATGCCATGATTACTTGCTTAACCTCATATTTAGTATTGACAAACAACCCATTTTTAATGCCCTCCATAGCCGCCGGAATATCATCTTTAGCCCAATCTTGAGGCTTTGACCGACTGAGATCAAAAAGATATACCGGCATGTTTGACATTTGAGAGACGAGGGATAGGATATCACCAGACCGAGCCCAGCCACATACAGGTGCCTTGAAGTGATATGCCATGTATTTGCAGAAGGCACTCTTACCGATGTTACCAGCTTCATTATATAATACATTGATGGTACGATCATCTGGTTCTTCTTCTACTTGGGTTTTGATTTCTTGTTGCCATGGATAGAGATTTTGAATTAAATCTTGACCCATATAAATTCTTTTATCAGCCCAAGGACCAGCTACCCGAGTATCTACTTTCATTGCATAATCTTGGAGATACTTGACACCTGCTGTTGAAGAAGGTTGCATTTCAATTCCGTTAACTGATCCATTGAGCGATATAGCGAGCGCTTGTAAGGCCCCAGGTCTTCGCTTTTCAGAGAGATGTCCATAGCCTTGATAATGGTAATTATCTCTTCCATCAGTTGTTGTATTTTCGAGCTGATATATATATTTGTCGAAGATACGTTTACAGACATCTTGAAGTACCGGTTGATGTGTCTACATTCAAGAGATGCATGATCGTCCAAGAATGAGGTCCTTATCCCAGAAATCATAGCACACATACGAATGCAAGCATAAGTGTAAGTGCCAGTGTGGGGGTACCTTATGATCAGAATCTGGTACACTCCAACGAAATGATACGTGATAAACTTGTGCTTCACGTTTAGATTCTTGTTTAGATTCAGATGACATTATGAATGTAAAAAATAGCAGGGCTTCGGATTAATTTAAGTTAAGATTTGTACGAACGAATCTGATTGGAGAGGGGTTTATGTATGCTCTTCCCTAATCTGAGAGTAGGCTAATTTAAATTTCCGATTTCGGCTAATTCAAAACTTAGGGATGTCCGATGGAGGCCGCAATAATCATTGATTTTCCGCAAAGTATTGTGCGGGGCCGCAACTTCCGGCAAAGTTCTCCCCAACGCCCATTATATAAAAGTGTGAGGAGGGAGCCCCAGCGACCGACGAACCGGGCGTGGCGACACATACTAGCTTATCTTAAAAACACCTTTGGCCAGGCTTGGCATGCGCAGCTCACAAGACTCTATTTGTCGAGGGCTTTAGCCCGAGCACCCAACCCCCTACATACGCTGTTTACACGTTATAAATGAGCATGCTCGAAGGCGTGCGCAGCCGAAAAATTTTTACGATTTGGATCCAATGGAGCCAAGACATGTTATATGGCACTTTTTTGCTTATGGCATTCCAGCGTTAGCGCCTAGCAAAAAAGCTTATCACAATTCCAAACTTTCAAATGTCTTCCGCAGGTTCACGTTTGAAAAAGGCTATTAAGCGAAAGCGCAATTATGCCACTCCCAAATCAGCTCGTACATTGTTTAAACGGCCACGTATCATGCAAATGGCTCGTATGGTCGTTCCTGTTGGTCGTGGACCTGTTCCACAGCAAACTGTTGTAACTCTCAAGTTCAATCAAGCATTTCTCAACAATGGTACTGATATTGACAATGTGTTCAATTTGAATTCAATTTTTGAACCGTATGCTGGTGTTTCCACTCATCAGCCGTTAGGTCGTGATCAATATGCAACGTTTTATAACCGTTATCGTGTTATGCGTGCTAAGGTTACTGTTCATGCTGGTTATGTTGCTGGTACGTCTGCTGGTCCTCTGCAGATTGTTTTGGTGGCAGACAACACAAATGCAGCTATTACAGCTGTCACAACCGGTATTGAACAACGTGGTGGTACACAGCATTTGTCTATTGGTTCCAACAATGGTCCTGTGCGTGCACGACGTACCTATTATCCTGCTCAGATTACTGGTGTGACTGCTGCCACTTATGCAGATGAACGTTATCAAGCACTTATGACTGCGACACCTGTGGAGCGTATATGTTTGCATGTTCTCACCACTGATCTGTATGGTAACATACCGTCTGCAAGTGCTGTTCATCACTCTATTACCATTGAGTACAAAGTGCAGCTCTTTGATCCTAACCCGCTTGCTGCTTCATAAGCATGCTAGCACTATAGTGTAGTTTAGATAAATTATAAACGTTGTTGGTTACAAACGACACACCAGCTAGCTAAAATTGGAAAAATGCATGCGCACATTTCAGGAGCTAAAGGATAAATAGGGAGGGAGCATGGTGAGAGAGGAGAGAATGTATATGAAACTGTAGATGCATCACTATTCGTCGTCAATAGAGATGGACATCTCTGAGGCAGATCGTCTAGGCACAGAGGGACGGGGGACGGGGGACGAATCACGTTTCTGTCTCTTGATAATTCTGGAGATCTCACCGGAAGAGAGCCGAACCAGTTCCTTGGAGATGGGGTTGACAGACCAGAAACGCCATCTATCACGGGACATGGATGACAGATTGGGGAGATTATTACAAAACATCCAGACATGAGGACAGGCCATTATGACCTGGGTAACATCATATTTTGTATTAACGAACAACCCATTCTTAATGCCTTCCATAGCCGCCGGAATATCATCTTTAGCCCAATCCTGAGGCTTTGACCGACTAAGATCAAAGAGATATACCGGCATGTTTGGCATTTTAGACACCAAGGAGAGGATATCACCAGACCGAGCCCAACCACACACAGGTGCCTTAAAGTGATAAGCCATATATTTACAGAAAGCACTCTTACCGATATTACCAGCTTCATTATATAATACATTGATGGTACGATCATCGGGTTCTTCTTCAACTTGGGTTTTAATTTCTTGTTGCCATGGATAGAGATTTTGTATTAAATCTTGACCCATATAAATACGACGATCAGCCCAAGGACCAGCTACCCGAGTATCTGTCTTCATTGCATAATCTTGGAGATACTTGATACCTGCTGTTGAAGAAGGTTGCATTTCAATTCCGTTAACTGATCCATTGAGCGATATAGCGAGCGCTTGTAAGGCCCCAGGTCTTCGTTTTTCAGAGAGATGTCCATAGCCTTGATAATGGTAATTATCTCTTCCATCAGTTGTTGTATTTTCGAGCTGATATATATATTCGTCGAAGTTACGTTTACAGACATCTTGAAGTACCGGTTGATGTGTCTACATTCAAGAGATGCATGATCGTCCAAGAATGAGGTCCTTATCCCAGAAATCATAGCCAACATCCG